TACACTGCGAGAAAGTATGTGTAGTAGTTGTGGCCGCCACGATCAACGCCACATTGAGTAGCGCCTCCGCTAACAGCTATGTGACGCTGGCCGAGGCAAACACGTACTTCGAAACAGTCCCAAGTTCGACCACTTGGACCGACAAGACTGACGACGCAAAGAACCGCGCACTGATTTCCGCCACCCGCTGGATCGACAGCCTGAATTTTTACGGCGACCGCTGCGATAGCGGTCAAGCCTTGAAATGGCCCCGCAACAACTACCAAGTCGATCAGGTGGAGCTGACTTGTAGCACCATCCCCGCCGACATCAAATACGCCACCTACGAGCTGGCACGTGCATTAGCCAACGACACCGACGCCGTCACGGGCAACACCGGCACCACCGGCCTCTACGACGAAGTCAAACTGGGCGACCTTCAAGTCAAGTACAGCCAAACCTCCCAAGCCGTTGGAACGATCAACAACATTTTCGACGTATATCCCTGGCTCCAGTCTTATTTGGGCGCCTACTGCCTTGGTGGCAGCGGCGGCTACCAAGTCCGCGTCGTGAGAGGTTGATATGAGCCTCGTCGATTCCACATTTGCCGGACTACCTGCCCCGCTTTTGGCGCAATGGGGTCAGGACGTTACCTACTTAAAAGCCAACACCTCACCGACATATAACACCACCACAGGTGAAGTCTCTGGAGCTGACACAAGCGTCACTGTTCGCGCCTTGATTTTCCAAGCAAATCCCGAAGAGTTCGAGAGTTTTTACCAGACAAACGACCTCAAAGTCATCATCGGTAACGCCGAACTCGGTAAGTACGTCCCTAGCGTGCGGGATCGGATTCAGTACACCGAAAACAGCGTCACCAAGACCGGCCGCATCATCAGCTGCAAGACTGCCCGTGGAGAACACGCAATCCTGCACACCATCCTTCTGAGGCCCCAATAATGGCCCGTGACATCAAGTTCCTTGTAAAGGATATTGAAGCCGCCACGATTACAGCAGCGCAGGAGGCTTGTGTACAGATAATGAACGGTTTAGCCCAAGCGGGACCAGCGTACACAGGAGAATTTTCATCTGCCTGGTACGCCTTACCTAAAGGCGCAGCTGTTGGAGGCCCTAGAGGATCGGGCAGTATTTATAGGTATACAAAGCGAAACGTACCAAAGACACGTTTTACAGCCGGAACTTTATATCAGATAGTCAATGGGGCTAGTTACGCGGATGAAGCTATGGATTTAGTTGACGGTGTCTTTATTCGACAAAAAACGCGTCCGATTAAAGAGCCTGTAAATGAAGGTATCAGGTATGGACAACGCCGCGGACAGGTCGGTGCGGGTGAGGGCTTGGCAATCAGCACTGCACCTCTTAACTGGTGGACCAACTACAATTTGGGGGGTACCTTAGACAGAGATCTTGCTAAAGGAATCCGTCAAGGTTTCGGTCGTGCAAGAGGTTTTGGTGCATGAATTACCAAAGTATCCGTGCTGCTCTTGAGGCTTCGTTACTGAGCGCGTATAACGATCTCGACCCCGCTGTCCCGGTCTATTTCGACAACGTCTTCAACGACGACGCTGACAGTAGCGAGGAGTTCGTCCACATCAACATTCAATTCGGCCTAACCACTGAACCTACTTTGACTACAAGCCACGACATGGTGCGTGGCACGATTGTCATCCGCACCTACACGCCCAAAGGCAAGGGTCCTGCCCGCAATCAAACACTTGTAAACACAGCATTTACCACCCTTAACACCATCAATAACACCTCAAAAGCTAATTCAGGCGTGTACATGCGCCTCGACGGCATCAGCGGCCCCAGTTTTAGCCCTGATTTCGCTGGAACTTCACCGGACCAGCAGTCTCGCCGTGCTTTTACGCCGTTCTTTATTTCACGAATTGAAGCCGGCTTCAAAGCGCAAGTTATTTCTTAAGGGAAGTTACTGGCGCTAACCTGTATTAAGCCGGGCAGTGCCCGCGTAGTTCATTCGTAGGTACTTCCTATGGCCACCGTCCTTTCGGGCACCTCCGGCGCCCTGTACTACTCTCCCGCTGGCACCAGCGCAACCTTCGGTGAATCCGCCGTCGATGTTGCCGACGACGAAATCACCATTGAAGCCTATCTGGGCTTCAAAGTTGGCGACCCCGTGAAATTCAGCGTGGTCGATACCACCACTGGCGCTGCCGGCACCGGCACTCTGCCTGCTGGTATCACCTCCGGCACCACCTACTACGTGATTGCGTACACCGCCAGCACTGGTGTGCTGCAGGTGTCCGCTACTGCAGGTGGCACGGTGATTGCAATCACGGATGACGGCACTGCCGTTTCGCCCAACGCCTTCAAGGTTGCATACGCTGCTCCCGCAGTCGTCGGCTCCGTCCGCGACTGGAGCTTCGAGATCACCCGTTCGGAAATCGACGTTACGACCATCGGTCAAACGATTGGTCAGTACGCACCTTTCCGCACCTATATCACCGGCTTCGCCGACGGCTCTGGTTCCGCCACGGTGTACACCACCGATGACGCCACCAACCTGTCCAGCCGGATGATTGAGGACGTGATCCAGCGTTCGCAGTCTGGTGCCACGATGAAGTTGTACATCGACCGGATCAGCAGCGGCGGCGCCGTGAGTGAAGCACTCAGCCGTTCGATCACCGTTCCCGTGATCGTGACTTCCGCCAGCCTGAGCGTGAACCCGGACGACGGCCAAAGCGTTGCCATCAACTTCCGTCCCAGCGAAGCACCCACCTTCGACCTCAGCAAGTCCTGATAATCAGTACGGACGAAGACCCGACCCCGGCCTCACCGCCGGGGTTTTTTATTTCTTCTAGTCCGCTACAGTAGTACCAGACCAAACTGAAATCACATGCCTGCTCCCGCAGCATTGAGCGCCATCGAACGCCTCCGCAAGGCGGCCAACCTGGAGCCCAGTAAAAAGACCGTCGAACTATCCGACGGCAGCGTTTTTGAAATGTGGGTGACTCCTCTGACGATGGCGGAGCGTGAACGCGCTCAAAAACAAGCCAAATCCGACGACGCCAACGCCTTTGCCCTGCAACTACTGATCAACAAAGCCCTCGACGAAAACGGCATCCGCCTCTTCAACGCTGGCGAGATTGATGTGCTCAAAAACGAGGTCAAGGACAAAGACCTGCAAGCCCTGATGCTGGCAATCCTGACGGACGACGAAACCGGGGCAATCGACCCAAAATCCTGAGTGCCGAACTCCGTAAGGACAACTGGCTCCTACTGCAATTCGGCATCGCCAAAGAACTGGGACTAACCCTTACACAAGTTCGCACCACCATGACCGCCGAGGAAATCCTCGGCTGGAGCGCCTATTTTCAGATTCTGAACGAGGACCAGGAAAAGGAGATCGAGAAGGCCAAACGCCGCCGCTAACCCCGGCGGCTTTTTCGTGCGTAAACTGGTTAAACAGAACCGTGCCAGGGCCGTGGCCAGTTATTCAGCCGTAATAAATCTGAACGTTGTCGGCACAGACCGTCTTACAAAAGTCACAGCTGCTATTGGGCAACTAAATCGTTTAACGCAGGATCTAAACAAGTCTTTTAATCTACTCGCCCCTGGTGCAGGCAAACTGGGAGATAAACTTCGAATTGCATTTGAACCCATAAAAAACTTTGCCAGAGAAGCTACAAACGGAACGGCAAAGTTTAGTAATACTCTCCAAGGAGCAGCACAACAAGCTGAAGTTTTTCAGACAGTTTTACGCAATGTAGCTATAAAGAAAGGCGGTTTTTCGGCTCAGACTGCTGACGTAAAAAACTTTGCAAACGCTCTCGCACAAGCTAGTGCTCAGACAGAGGAACTAGAACGGCGTCTGAACCAGTTGATGCAGGATGCTCGTCAACAACAAGGTTTAGCGATTGGTCCTACAACTGAACTTGATTCTTTGGAGGCTGATTTAGCGCGTCGTCAATACTACGAGGAGCAAAAAATAACGCAAGAAAAACAAAAGCAAGCAATCTTAGACGCTAGGGCAGTACGCATACAAGAGGAATTAAATAATAGACTTAAACAGCGCAAACAGTTAGAGGAAAGGCGCCAGCGCCTCCAAGAAGATCTTCTTCTAGGAGCCGGCTTTCCCCTACTTTTCGGAGGAGGAGCCGGTTCGATTGTCGGCGGTGCTGCAGGGGCTCTGGCTGCAGGAGGCGGACCAGGAGGCTTTGGACTTCAAATTGGTCTGAGCGCACTTGGTACAGTTTTCGATAAAAGCGCCGCTTCAGCTAAAGAGTTTGCCGCGTCGCTTAGGGAAGACGGTGACGCAGTAGGTTACCTGGAACAGGCTGTAGGTAGGCTTGACCCACGTCTAAAAAGACTTATATCAGGATTGCAGCAGTCCGGACAGACTGCCCGTGCAGCTGCGTTGGCCAAAGCACAGTTGGTTAGTGTACTAGGCACTGAAGGTGTGGACGCCTTAGAACGAAACGGAAAAGCCACAGATAAACTTATCAAAAAGCTCAAAGAATTAGGCCTTCAGATATATTCAGTGTACGCACAATTTACAGCAGGTTTATCAGATCTACTGTACGGCCCCGGACAACGTGGAGGTGTCCAACCGGATATTACAGATCAAGCAAGAGATGCGGAGGAGTTATCTAAAAAACAAACGCAACTAGCGCAGGCTCAGGCTCTCTTAGCAGGTATAAACAGTACAAAAGAGTTTGAACGTTATCAAAATCAGCAAAAATACATTGCTTCCCTTGAGAAAGAAATACAACAGAAGAAAAATTTAAGAGCTTTGGACGAAGGAATTACGCTAGAAGAACGTAAGCGTAGAGATGCGCAAGCTGATGCTGCGTACCAAGCCGAGTTAAATCAATTAAGCCTTGCTGCTGAAGAAAGACGTCTTCAAATCCAATCTAATCGTTTACAAGTAGGAGCCGCTATTACGGAAGAACACAAGCAACTACTGGAGCTAACTATCCGTGCTTCAGAGCTTGAGAAAGGTCAATTAAACGGTATGTACGACAGGTACAACCTTATTGACGCTCGTACACGTCTTGAGTTTAATTCGCTGGAAATCGAACGCAGTGCAGCACTAATAGATGCACAGAGAAATGGCACCGTTACGGAAACAGTAAAACTTTTCGATTTACGTCTAAAAAACTTGAAGGAAGAAGCCGAGCTAGAAAAACTATCTCTGGCTAGACGGTACGAAGCGTTAAAACTCGAAAAAGCGCTGCGGAAAGAACAACGAGTGTTTGCTTTTGAAGAGCAAATTCGCGGAGTACAAAAACCTGAATTTAAGACTCCATTGGAGCAGCTTACTATTACTCAAGCGGAAAGACGCCAAGATATTTTAGGTCCTCGTTTCCAGGAATTGGACGTACTTACACAGCAACTAGCAAAACCAGAGGCCTTTGACCCTGAGCAGTTGACGGATTTCAAAGATAGGGTGGCCGAACTAAATCAAGAAATCACGGTACTAACAAACAAATTAAATGAAGTAGATGCTGCAGAAATAACATGGGAAAAGAATACAGCAGGTGTTCAGGCTATGACAGACGCGCTTAATGCTACAGGGCGTGCTGTTACAGATGTACTAGGGGAACTAATAACAGGCACTCTTGACTGGAATAGTGCGCTACGGCAAACTTTAATCAGTCTCTCGAAAGTATTTCTTAATGCGGGTTTACAGAGCCTGGCAGGTACGGACGGAATAGGCTTTTTCTCATTCCTCACAGGTGGATTAAAAGGTAAGGCTACAGGAGGTTCCGTTGCAGGCGGAACTCCCTACATGGTTGGCGAGCGTGGTCCTGAACTATTCGTCCCAGGCCGTTCGGGCACGATTGTCCCCAACAATCAGCTTGGTGCAGGCGGGGCCACCAGTGTGACGGTGAACGTCGATGCCAGCGGCAGTAGTGTGGAGGGCAACGAACAAGGTGCCAACCAACTCGGTAAGGCAATCGGTCTTGCGGTTCAGCAAGAACTGATCAAGCAAAAACGTCCTGGCGGTCTACTCGCTGGAGTCTGATGGCTACTTTCCCTGATTTCGACCCTGTTTACAGCGCCAGCAAGACCAGCAATCCAGCTGTTCGCACGGTGCAATTTGGCGACGGCTACCAGCAACGCCTGACTTATGGCCTCAATCAAAACCCGAAGGAATGGCGACTGACCTTTAACGTCACGGATACTGACGCGGACACTATTGAGACCTTCCTAAACGCTCGCGCTGCCGATTCCGCAAGTTTTGACTGGAGCCCGCCGGACACGGCATCGTCTTACAAGTGGATCTGCCCCAGCTGGACTCGTGAGATGTATGACCACCAGCGCAGCCGTATCGACGTAACTTTCCGGCAGGTATTTGAACCCTAATGGCATACGCAGCCTGGGCTAGTGCTACCGCCTATGTCGTTGGCGATATTGTTCGCGCTTCTGCGCTGCAGGCCAGCGGCTTAGTTTTCCGCTGTACCACTGCCGGTACATCAGCCGCCAGCGAACCAACTTGGGGCACCGACATTGGCAGCACCGTCACCGATAACACGGTTGTCTGGACTGCAATTTCAAGTGTCTACGAAGAACTTGCCGCATTAGCCCCCAGCGCGGTCATCGAACTCTTCGAGCTGCATTTGGACAGTTCACTTCATGGCAGCAGCGATGTGTACCGCTGGCATAACGGCGTCAACGCAAATGTCACCGGCAACATCACTTGGAACGGCAACAGCTACACACGCCTACCAATACAGGCTGAAGGCTTCGATTACACCAACACGGGCACGCTGCCCCGGCCAACGCTGACGGTCGCCAACTTGGATGGCACCATCACAACCCTTTTGCTGCTGGTGAATGCCACCACTGCGGGCAACGATCTGGGTGGCGCAACAGTGAAGCGTATTCGCACACTGAAAAAATACCTAGACGGCGAAGCGGCGGCTGACCCTCACGCCAAATTCCCAGACGAGATCTGGTATGTGGACCGCAAAGCCAACGAATCCCGCGATTCTGTCAGCTTCGAGCTTGCCAGCAAGTTTGACCTGCCCGGCGTGATGCTTCCCAAGCGCCAGATCATTGCAAACATCTGTCAGTGGAAATACCGCAGTACCGAATGCGGCTATACAGGCAGCAACTACTGGGACGCCAACGACAACGTTGTGGCAACACTGGCGCAAGACCAATGCGGCAAGCGGCTTGGCTCCTGCAAATTGCGCTTCGGTGAAACCGCCGAGCTGCCTTTTGGCTCCTTCCCTAGTGCCGGACTGTTCTGATGAAACTGAGCGATTCGATCAAAAACGCAGCATTGGAGCACGCCAAAGAATGCTTCCCTCAGGAATCCGTCGGTCTGGTTGCAGTTGTCAAAGGTCGCAAGCGGTATTTCCCCTGCCGCAACATGGCGGAAACGCCCGACGAGCATTTTGTGCTGGACCCGGCGGATTATGTAGCAGTGGAGGAAAAAGGCGAGATCATTGCCGTTATCCACAGCCATCCAAAGAGCAATCCTGCCCCATCACAGGCTGATCGCGTTGCCTGCGAAAAATCAGCTCTGCCCTGGCACATTGTTAATCCGCAGACCGAGCAGTGGGGATATTGCGAGCCTGACGGCTTCGAGCTTCCGTATGTCGGGCGGGAATTTGTATTTGGCGTGGTGGATTGCTACACGCTGTGCCGCGACTGGTACAACCGCGAATTTGGACTGAATCTGCGCGACTACGACCGTCGTGACCGTTTCTGGCTGAACGGCGAGAATTTATACCTAGACAATTTTGCAAGCGAGGGCTTTTACCCGATCCCCTTGGAGGAACTGCAGTACGGGGACGCAATTTTGATGCAGCTGGAATCCCCGCTGCCAAACCACGCGGCGGTGTACTTGGGCGATCAGCTGATTCTGCACCACATGCAAGGCCGACTCAGTAGCAGGGACATATACGGCGGTTATTATTTGAAGAGCACTGCCAAGGCTCTACGGCATGAAAGTCGTTAAGGTCTACGGCGCACTCCGCAAAAAGCTGGGACAGTGCCGTTTTGAATTTGAAGCCGACACCCCAGCGCAAGCACTTAAGGCGTTGTGTGTAAATTTTCCATGGCTAACTCAGTGGTTAATTGATAGCGAGCAAGACGGAGTTGGCTATCGCGTAACTATCAGCAAGGAAAAAGTTACCAACGAAAACGCAGCCCCACTGGTACTGCCTTGGAGTGAGCGTGAAGTCTTCAGCATTACCCCCGTACTGACTGGTGCTGGTGGCGGAGGCGGTGGTGGTCAAATCTTGGCTGGTATCGGTCTTGTAGCCCTTGCAATTATTGCCGGTCCCGCTGCTGGCGGCTTCTTGGGTTTGGGTGCAGGTTTGGGCAGTGCCGCTGGAGCAGGTTTGATTGGTGGCGCAGCAGCAAGCGCTATTGGTTTTATTGGTCTTTCCTTGATTGTTGGCGGCATCGCTCAAGCGATCTCTCCATCACCTACTCAATCCCAAACTTCCTTTGCAACAGAACGCGGCAGGGAAGCGTCCAAGTTTGAATCGTTCAGTTTTTCTGGCATCGTCAACACAGCAAAACAAGGCTTGCCGGTGCCGATTGTTTACGGTCGCGCCTACGTTGGATCAGCCGTTCTCTCCAGCGGCCTTGACGTGGATCAACTGAAATGACACGGATCGTTGGTGCTGGTGGCGGTGGTGGCGGTGGCGGCTGCTTTCTAGGTCACACCCTTGTTGCCACGCCTGATGGCCGTCGCCGCATCGACGAATTAAAGGCGGACGATTATGTCCTGAGTTTTGACGACCAGGGCACAGTTCACAGCGCCAAGATCCTGAAGGTCCACGAGCACGCGGACGAAAGGGTCGTTCGGTATCGGCTCTGGGGCGGTGATCATCTTGATGCCACACCAAACCACTGGGTTCTCAACCAGTTCAACGCCTTCGTCGAAATTGGGACGCTCGGCTCAGACGATTGCCTTGTTGACTGGAACAACCACCTCCGCCCGATTGTTGGCAAGGAGGATCTGGGCACTGGCACGGTCTACAACCTGACCGTTGAAGGTCATCACACGTTTATTGCCAACGGCATTCGTGTCCATAACGCCGGTCTGGGTCTTGGCATTGCGGGTGCTGGCGGTGGCGGCGGCGGTGGTGGTGGCGGTAAAGGCGGCGGCGGTGGTGGAGGTGGCGGTGGAAGCCGGACGCCTGTCGAAGCCGATGACTCACTCCAGTCCGTTCAGTACGCAACCGTGCTGGATCTCCTTAGCGAAGGAGAAATTGACGGCATTGAAAACGGCAACCAAGGCATATTTCTTGATGACACCCCTGTTTTGGATTCGGGCGGCAATCCAAATTTTGAGGGCTACACGATCATCACCCGCACCGGCACACAGGCACAGAGTTATATCACCAATCTTGCTGGAACAGAAAGCGAGACGGCCGTAAACGTTGAAGTCACCAATGCCGTCCCAGTCGTTCGTTCAATTAGCGACTCTGACGTAGATCGCGTTCGCATCACTGTGATGGTGCCTGCCCTGCAGGTATTTCTTGAGAACGGCGACATCGTTGGTTCTTCCGTCAGCCTTGAAATCCAAGTTCAGTACAACGGCGGCGGTTACAACACGGTTGCTACTGACACGATCAGCGGCAAAACCAGCAACCGTTACCAGCGTGACTATGTGATCACGTTGAATGGTGCATTTCCTGTAGACATCAAAGTTGTTCGCACAAGCGCAGACGCATCTACCGCTCGTACTCAGAACGAAACTTACTGGCAAAGCTACACAGAAATCATTGACGAAAAACTGCGCTACCCCAACAGCGCACTGGCGTATTTGCGTTTTGATGCTCGCCAGTTCAGCAACATTCCA